AGATGTAGAACCTCCATTAGATGCTGCACTACCTTGATTAGCACCTGTTCCTCCACCACCACCAGATAAAGTAATTGTAGAAGCAGTAACATTTCCAGTTACAGTTAAACCAGCAATAGTAGTATCACCACCAGCATAACCATTACAAGGACAAAATGTATCGCCAAACTTAACACCAGAGCCACCATTACCAACTGTAATAGATATTGTAGAACCTGGAGTACATTCAACTTCTATGCCGTCTGCATATCCGCCACCTCCACCGCCTTGTCCAGCAGTAGAATAATAAGAACCTCCAGCACCACCACCTGCACCAGCTGCATATAACTTCATAAAGTAAATACCATCTGGAACAGTAAATGTAGTAGATTGGTCTGTTGTCCATTCTTGATAACCAGTAGCATGGACTTGTCGCCATGTACCAGAGTCATTAACAGATATAGAATTATCTATATGTGTCCATGTACCACTAACATTTTTATAAACTGCTTTTACTCGTTGCCAAGTTCCAGAGTCTTTTACATATATGCTCATTAGTATCTATACCAAATATCTCCATCACTTCCGCCACTAGGTGCAGAAGTTGAAACTGTATAAGTTACACTTGCGTTATTAGCTAATGTTCCAATCTCATCTTGCACATAAGCTGTTGTTGCTAATTTAGTTGAATCATCACCAGCAGATGGTGTAGGACCAGTTGCAACACCTGTAATAGCACAAGTACCAGCTACTGTTAAATTTAATGCTGCAAAAGATTCAGTTGCATCACCATTTACATTTGCTTTGGTTGCACTTGCTACTTCGATTGCATCAAATTCTGTTTGGAAATCTGCACCAGAAATAATCTTATCTGCACTTGAATCTGGTAATGAGTCTTTACCAGACCAGCTAATTTGTACTTGATAGTCGCTCATCGTATTTTTCCTTGTTTATATAATAAAGTCATATCTTGTAATGCTGCTGAATAACCAGAAGTCAATGCAGCCATTTCTAATTTAATAAATTTTGCTCTGCCAGTTAATGACATATTGTATTCTTTTAATCCATAGTAAGGTGCGTATTTAGCCGTTCCATACAATGATGCTGCATTATTCCAAAGATATGCAGTACCAGATGCTGTTGGATTTAACTTAAACGACATAGATGATGGATTATTGTCATCATAATCTACATACCACTTTAAACCAACTGTAGTACCTTGACCACCTTCAACAATAAAAGCTATCTTTTTAAGTATTGATGCTATTGTAGAGTCGCCTAAATCAACCCATACTGTAGCAAATTTGCCAGAATATGCATAATTAGTATAAGAACCACCGCTTACATATACTTTGTCATAATATCCGTCATATTCAGCAATAGAACCAGACGATTGACCAATTAAAAAACCTTCTGCATGTGTAGATGCCATAGCATAAACATCACGATTTGTACTAAAGTTCCATGTTGTTATTCTAGGATTACCCATATTCTGATGTTTAATATCAAATACATAAGTAATACCAGTATTAATAAACGATAAAAGATAAAAACCTTCATCTTCTACCCAACAACTTTTAATAATTGTATTAAGAGATATTTGTCTTATCAATGTATCTTTAATTGACCTTGATAAATCTGTTAATGGTAAGTTTTCTTTTTCTGTAGTTCTAGCAAGTGATCGAACACCTGTAGGAGATAAAAAGAATAAATCATCACCAATAGCTTGTATAGAATCTCTATGTGCAAGTCCTACACCTTCAATAACTTCGTCTAGTGCGAGATTAACTGGGTCGTCTGCATTTGAATAAATAGCTATATTTGATTTACCAAATATAACTACTTTACCAAAAAATGGAGCAATACCTACAATCTCATCTTGACCCCATACTGATGTTAAATTAATTTCACCAGCAAGACCAGAAGCAAATTCTTCACCAATTAAAGTGTCTGAATAATAAAGTGTTGCTGGATGTAAAGGAATACCACCTACCCATAAACGACCATAATAACCCATACCACATGATGGTAAATATTGTGCTGAACTAAATGATAAACCAGATGTATTAGAACCAGCCCATGAAGCATGATCAGTTTGTAATTCCCATGTAGCAGCACTAGAATCATATCTTATTGGAGCAATACCATTTTGAAACCCCCAAATATCGCCATTCCATTCAAATAATTGCCAATCTGCTGTAGCTGCGGTTGTATCCCATTGGTCAGTAAATGCAGCATCTGGAGCAGTAAAATCCATTGTGTACATATACGCATTACCATCTGTATCTTCTACAGCTGCAAATATAGTATCTGTTTCTTCTGATTCTACAATTCCTTTAACAACGCCAGAAGTAGCCAATACTTTTTGTTTCATGCCTTTACGGAATGATATTTGACCACCTTCTTGTAATATGATGTTTTCTGCTTCTGTTAACCATGCAGGTTCTAGTGATGCAGAGTTATCTTGCGTATTTAAACCATTTACACCAACATTGTCTAATGGTTTATATGTAAGTGATTTAGCCATTTAAGTGATGTTCTTTTACATACCAATCATTTTCAAATTCAATATTAGAATTATCTAAAATGACGGCTTTATTAAGTTCTGCTATAGCTTCTTGTGCGGCTAATGATGATTGTGTTCCACCATCTTCACCTCGTTCTGCGATTGCTCTAGCCCATGCACCAAGAATAACTGGTTGATAAGGTATTAACAATTCTGTAGCAGCTAAACTTAAATCATCTTGTGGTTTAGTAATATCAAATGTAACTGTATAAACTTGATTAGGAATAGGATCAAACTCAATTTTTAAATTGTTACTTGAATCTTTACCAGCAAATGCATAAAACATTGGCTGACCACTACTAGATGATGGATATTTAACTGAGTTCATGTATTTTTTAGATACTTGTGTTAGTTGATGCCCAGTATCTTGATTTACTACATCTAGTAATTTAATTTCTTGACCAGAATTAAGAGAGTATGCTCTTGTTCCGTCTGCTGTTGTTACATCTACAGATGTTCTAAGAATTAACCAATCATGATATTGTTCACAATTACGCTTAGTATCATTTACCAATTCACCAATTAGTTTTTGGTAATCAGTTACAACACTACTGTCATTAATATCTCCAGACCAGTCTGTTGCAATCGTTGTTTCACGAAGTCTGCGTAATACTGAATTAATAATTTCTCTGTAAGTCATGCTATTCTCCGATTTAGCACATTATAATATAAAAATCAAGACCTTCTCTGCCTTCTTTCTTTCATGCCTTGCTTGGCTAAATATGCTTTATATGCAGATGTAGCTTTTGCTTTTGTTGTGTAAATACATTTACCACTACCAATTCTATAATTTCCGTTTGAACATTTAATTACTGGCATTTTTTACATTTACTCCCACTATCGTTGCTAAACAATTTATCTGCTAGTTTGTAAACTAAATTACGCATACCAAATATTACTAGGACCAGGACAGTTAATATTGTTGTGTACCACTCTGGTGCTTCTGCTAAATTAGTCCAAGCTTCTTTCATAGTCATTTCACTAAACAAAGGTGTAATAAAGTTAACAACTACAGGTAGTGAGAACACCATAACAATAAACTCATCTTTCCATGAGTTCTCCATAGATTCTTCTTCAATCTTTTTAATTTCTACTTCTTTATCCATTACATTGCTAGTGGGTTAGAGTTTCTATTGTCAATCTTGTTTTCTGCTTTTTCAATATCTCTCATAAGATTCGATATTTTAGAATCTAGCGCATTTATTTTTTCTTTCATACCAACAATAGAGTTAGTGTTTTCTTTAACATCTATCGTTAAATTAGGTCGTTCTTGTAATTTAATAATTGCATCTGAATTTGCAGTTACTCGACCACTCATAGGTGCATCATCATATTCTGGTGTTTTTTCATGTGCTAAAGTTTTAACTTCTGCAACATCATCAAGCATGTTTAGATACTCTTGATAAACAACCATACCTGCCCAAATAAGACCAGATACTGCTACAACAATAGTAACGATCCATTGTGCTGACATTTTTTTACCAGCTAATGCTTCTTTAATAAAATTTAGTATTGCTTCCATACCAATTGTTTTCCTTATAAAAATCTAT